GCGCGGCTGATAACGTCAAGGTCGAACCTGTCGAGGTGCAACCCTTCCGGCTTCGTATTCCATAGGATACGCGCCAGCTCCTCCCGCGCTTTGCGCCCGGCATAGCCGTCGTGCATGACGGGGTAATACTCGGTCACCGGCTCGTCAGAGATTGCGCGCGCATAGTAATTCACGCGCAGCATCGCGGCGCCCGACGCCCTCGACACATGCCGGCACCAGTTCCAGCGCGCGACATCCATGCGCCGCTCGGACGTGCCGAGAATGTCGTCCGCGTGCAGCTTGAGCCAGCGGGTGCGGTCGCGCTGGGGGAACTCGTAGCCGCACTCGGGGCAGACGGTGTAAGACAGATGGATCAGCTCGTGGCACTCGGGGCACGCCTTCACCGGCGCCTCGCCGGTCGGCTTGCCAGGCTGCGGCATCTGCACGTCTGTCAGCGGGCCGTGCGTGGCAACGACGCCGGCGAAGTCGAGGATGAGGCAATCCGTCTTGCCTGGCGCGATGCGCAAGCCGCGACCCGCCATCTGAACGTAGAGACCAGGCGAAGCGGTCGGGCGTAGCATGGCGACAAGATCAATGCCGGGTACGTCAACGCCGGTTGTCAAACAGTTCGCGTTGGTGAGCGCTCGCAGGCGTCCCGCCTTGAACTCCTCGAGCATCCGCTCGCGGTCTGCTTTTGATGTCTCGCCGGTGACTGTATCGCAATTGATACCGCACGCCCGTATCTGTTCGGATACAGCGTAAGCGTGATCGACGCCCGCGCAGAAGATGAGCCAGGTCTTACGCTCACGCCCGCGGAGGATGATCTCCTCGACGACGCTCACGTTCTGCGCCGTCGTATTCACGCGCTCCGACAACTCCGACTCGATGAAGTCGCCGCCGCGTTTGTGAATGCCGTCGGTGTCATACGTCAGCTCGGTGTGCTTCGACTTCAGCGGCGCAAGATAACCCGCCTTTATCAGCTCGCGCACGTCTGTCGGTTCGATGAGGTCGTCGAAGAGGGCGGGCGCGTCTGTAATCAGGCCGTGTCCGAGCCGGTACGGCGTGGCGGTGAGGCCAATCACGCGCAGGGCGGGATTGATGGCGAGCAGGTCATCGAGAAGGCGGCGGTAGCTGCCGACGTTGGCGTGCGAAACGAGATGGCACTCGTCAATTATTGCGAGGTCGACGTGTCCGATGTCCTTCGCCCGGCTGCGAACCGACTGAATACCCGCGAACGTGATCTGGTCGAGCTGCCGCCGTCCGATGCTGGCGCTGTAGATGCCAAGCGGCGCATCCGGCCAAAGCGCGCGCAGCTTCTCGGCGTTCTGCTCAATCAGCTCCTTCTGGTGCGTGAGCATCAAAACGCGCGTCTCGGGCCAGCGCTCGAGCGCATCGCGGCAAAGATCGGCAATGACGATGCTTTTGCCAGAGCCCGTCGGCATCACGACGCAGGGGTTGCCCGATGCGTGACGCTCGAACCAGGCGTAGAGCATCTCAATCGCTTTGCGCTGGTAGTCACGTAACTGCATCAGCGGAAATCCCTATAACCATTGCGCAGCTTGAAGATCTTGACGGGGTAGCGTCTGCGGCCCTCGCTCGTCCATTCAATGACGATGGTATCGCCGTCGAGATACCAGCAGCCGTCCTCGGTGTAGCCGTCCTTTGTGTAGAAGTACGCGCGCTTGAGCGACGTATTCGACACGCACCAATCGGTGAGAATGGCGATCTTCCCGCCGCCTTTGTTCGTCGTGTCGGCAAACGTCTCGGCGTGAGCAAAGTGTGAAAACGCGATCAAGATAGCTGTAATGACATATTTCATGGTTGCTCCCCTAGCCTACAATTTCACCGTTAAATTCATCTCGTAGCTTGGTAACCATCGGATCATTCGTCGAACATAGCAGCGGATTCGCGATAATCTCGGCGCTGCTGTAGCCGGTCTCGCCGTTGCGCACTTCGGTGCCGTCGATCAGATAGATCACCTCCCATTCGCTTTCGGCTTCCTTCATCTTCCACGGCACCAGGTCGGGATGCAGGACGTGCGAGCGACAGCCGCTGCGCTGCGCCTCGACGGGGATGGCATCATCCCAGCGGGCGCAATGCCAGTCGTTCTCCCGCGGCGTGGCGTGGGCGCAGGTGCGGCAGTTCGTCTGCTTTGTCAGCTGGTAGTCATGGCAGAACTCGTACGCCGGGCAGAACTTACACTGGAACCAGCTCGGGTCGGTACTGACGGGCGGCGGCATCCGCTCCGTCTGGGCGATGCGAATCATGCGCTCGCGGTACTTCTCCGCCACCGTCGCATCAAAGCGCACGCGCTCGCTGTAGAGACTGTCGTCGTCCTTATTCACGACGACGTACAACGCGCGGTCGATGCCCGTTGCGAGCATATAAAGCTGCATCTGGACGAAGTGGGTCGGCTGCGCCTTCTCGACGCCCTCCTTCGAGAGCTTGGCAAAGTTCTTCGTGTTCATCGTCTTGAACTCGGCGATATGCCGCTTGCGCTCTGCGCCTGGCACGCCGCCTTCGATGATGCCGTCGATGCTCCCGCCGGTATGCCATCCGAAGCTGATGCGTCGCTGGCGGATGCCCGTCTCGTGGATATCGACGCCGATCATGCGCAGGTCGCGCACGAACGTCGCCTCCTCGTCTTGCCCGCGGCGGAAGATGCGCAGGGTCCGGCCGGGGATCTTCTGCCGCACCGCCCAGCGGAAGGACAGCCACAACCAGCGGTCGCAGGGATGGCCCGCTACCGAGCAGCCGAGGTGCTCGCGGGGCTCGTCGTTATCCTCGCGGATCTTCTCGTGCGCGGCATCAATCAGCGCGGCGAGCGTGTTCTGAGGCGGTGGGATCTTGGCCATGGTTCTCTCCAGTGGAGAGCCCACGCGCACGGCGCGGGCTGTCGTTTACTTCTTCGCCCAGGGCGGAGCGGCTTTGGCTGAGGACGCCGCAGGAGCCGCCTTGGCAGGCGCCGCACCCTCGGGCGCACGGAACCCGCGGACCTCGTTCTGCGCGGCGTAGCCGTTCTCCGCGGGGCGTATGGACAGCTTGATCTGGAGCGGGCAGCCGATGAGCTGGTCCGTATCCTCGATGCGTCCGATGCCGACCGAGCGCATCAGTTCGCCCAGCTGCTGGCGGCCGATCTCCTCAGCTTTCTGCGACTTGTTCATGATGTTGAGGTTGCCGAACACCACGCGCCCGGCCTTCGTCGGTCCCGTGACGTTGTATCGGCAGCGGATGTACTGGCCGGTGCCGTCCTTCGTGACGCGGATCTCAGCGTCGCCGATCTCGGCCGAATACCAACCCTCGGGCAGCGGCTCATAATCACCACGGCTTTCCGGGAGTTCGTCTGCGGTAAATCCGATGTCTAGTCTTGCCATTCTCACTTCTCCTCGATACTGAAGCTCGGGCGTCCCGGCTTCGCGGTAATTGCGCGTGCAAGCGCGTTGGTCACGTTCTCCGGTGCTGCGCTCCAGGCGCGCAGGATGATCTCGGGTTTCCAGCGAAACAGGGTTGAGAGGTACTCACCGATCCCGTGCTCCGCCGCCAGCTCCTGCGCCATCTCGGCGTCGACTTTGCGGTCGATGCGTCCGACGATCTTCAGGGCGTGGCGATCCAGCTCCCGACGCTCGGTGCCGTCGAGGTCAGACGAAATCTCAAGGCGGCGGATCAACTCGTCCTCGATGTCGCGCCGATGCTCCACCGCCGCGCGCTCCGTCTGCTTCGCCTCGAGCCAGTCGGCCGCGAGGTCGTCGACGCTGTAGTTATCGAACATCGCCATTACGCACCTCCCATGATCTTCTTGATGATCTCGCCGAGGTCGGGCGGCTCGAGCTGGTCGAGTTTTCCAGACCGATCCTTCGCCAGCCACGAGCCGTCGCCGTCGCAGAGCAGCGCGCGGTAAGCGTTGCCATCCGCATCCCGCTCGACGCGCAGGGCGAGCACCTCGTCGAAGAAGTACGGCAACTGCTGCCCGGTCTTGTTGCCCGGCATTGATGGGGCGTAGAGCATCTTCCCCATCTCGTCCTGCGACTTGTCGAGCTTGGCGCTCATGTAGACGTGACGACCCGGCAGATCGCGGAAAGCGCGAATGAGATCCGCCATCTGCTCCTGCATCGCGCCGTATGCCTGGCGCGGGTCTTTCGTTGCTTTCTTCTCGGCGTTGAGCACGACCTCGGCGATTTCGCTGATGCTGTCGAGCGCCACCGATTCGAACTCCATCGCCTCGGCAGAGCCGACGAGCCAGGCATACGCCTCGTGCAGCGCCTCGATGGTTTTGATCTCGATGAACGGTACGTCCGCGTCGGCAATCGAGAGCAGGCCGCCTTCGGCAGACAGAACGATCGGTTTCGGCAGCGTCGGGATGAGCGACGTTTTACCTGCGCCAGCAGCGCCGTAGACCAGGAGTTTGACTCCCGAGCGCCCGATGGCGGAGGAGCGTTTTAATTGGATGGCCATTGTTTCCCCTTTGATGGTGGGGGCCGAAGCCCCCGAGTTGTTGACCGGATCAGGCCGCGAGGGCCTGATACGCTAGAAAACCTGCTTCGGTGAGGGTTACGCACGCGTCGTCGCCCTTGTAGTTGTTGTGCGCTGCGAGGCCTGCGTTAACCAGGCTGGTAAAAACGCCTTTATCTTCGGCGCTGTAGATCACCGTGTTAGCCCAAACCCAGCCGATGTCATTAAGCGATTTCGGAGTCGCGCCGTTCACTTCGGTGAAGTCGTTACGAGCGATTGCGCGGATCATCTTGTCTTGTAGGTTGGTCATTTTTTCGTCTCCTTCCTGCGCCTTCGGTGAATCCGTTCGCGCATGGTTGAAATACTAGAGGCTCTCGCTTATGGTGTCAACACCTAAATGCTTCAACAAAAGGTAAATCAGGGATGACAACAGACGAGGCAATCAAGTTCTA